TGAACGACCGGATGATCGAAGTGACGGCCGATCCCATGTAGGGCGAGAACAGGTTCTCGCGGATGTATTCGCGGCAGATCTGCCGGCGAAACTGGATAAGTTTATTATTCTGTTGGACGGTAGTGGAAGCCATTGGCTATCTCCCCAACGGCTGCCGTACTTTTCGGTCAGCCGTTGCCGTTCATGGCGTAATTGAAGATCGCCTCGTCGGTATTATCGGCCGCGCCGAGGAGCTCGTTACTGGTGCTCCCACCGCGCGCCCGGTTGAGCGACGGAGGCAATCGGGTGACGTTGCGCGGGGCACCTTGAGGCCCGCCATCTCTCTGCTCGCGCCAGCGAGCGACTGCTTTGTTGACCATGTCCGGGTCGTTCAGAAACTTTTCACGCTGCCGCTGTTCATATCCCGCGACGTCATTCCCGATCTCTCGGAGAATGGTCTGCTCGCGGTGCCACCGCATCAGTGACTTGCCCGGATTGGACGAGGTGTAGATGCGGTTGCCGATCGCTCGGTCGACAGGGTTGTTGGGGTCCAGCTTTCGCAGGCTCTCGTACGCCGCCTCGAATTCCTTGCCCACGGTTTCGTGGGTTTCCTGGAATGTCTCTTCGATGCGCCGCATCGTGTAGCGCTGCTCCATCTGCGCCACGACGTACCGCTCGTACCCATCTGGATCGAGCACCGGATCCGGTTTTGCCGGCGCCGGTGGAGGTTCCTGCCGTTGCTGCGGTTGCTGCGCGGCAAGAAGGCGATCGAACCGCGCATTGATCGCAGCAATTTCCTCGCGCGCCGCTTTGGAAGCAGCTTCCGCCGCCTGCCGCTGCTTGCGCTCGGACAGCATGGCCGCACGCAGCCCACGGGCGTCGCGCGGTTCCTCGGGCTCGGTCTGCTCCTCGGGCTCATCGCCCGGTTCCTCGACCTCTGCGGGCTCTTCAGGCTCGTCACCGGGCTTTTTCGGCCCGTCACCCTCGGGCGCGGCGGCCTCCTCGGCCTCCTCGTCCTCGGATATGTGCTGCCCTTCCGGCCCGTCGCCCATCTCCTCGAGGGAACGGTCGGTATCGTCGAAATCAGGCTCCTCGGCCTCGAACGCCGCGGCCATCAGTTCCTGATCCGTATTCGCGACTGATCCTTTATCTACAGGGGACATGGTTGGTTTCTTTCCGGGACGAAACGCCCGCTTTTTCCCGCGTGCGACTTGGGCGCCCGATAACCCGCGGCGGCCGGGAGCCCGCACCCTAGCCGCGGCGTCAGCGCGAGCCGGCAGTTGTGCACGGGTTTCTAGAGGGCCACTACATTTTGGTGTTTAGGTACGGCCAGACACAACATCTTGTGTTCATTGAGAAAAATGCCGTTGTTCAAAATTTAGCTGTGGCCGCCGGACGATACCTCCGACTAGACTCGCACAAACAGCGAGGAAAACAGCCACATGCGTACCGCGTTCACAGCACTTCTCGCCGCCTTCATGCTCACGGCCCCGGCTGCGGCCGATCCTTTCACCCTTCAAACGACCTTTACCGCTACGCCCGTCGTCCAACTTGGGGATCGAACGACATTCACGCTGACCCTGACGCTGTTGCCGGGGAGCGATGGAAATCCCAGCGACATCGCGGGATCAGCGTTCGGCGGGTTTGCAACTATCGATGATGGGGTTGGCGGGTTTTTACAACAGGTTAGCATACCTTCTGGCCTAACCCTCTTTGTCCCCCAAGTGATTACTTTTTCGTCTTTTCCGTACCTGACTTCCGGAACTTTTTCCCCCACAATTTCCGGAAGCGTGGAGGTTTCCGTATTTTGTTCCCCATCCCCGACTTGCACTCATATCTTGCATGATTCCGGCATGATCTTCGGCGCAACCTCCGTGTCGGTCGCTCCTGTTCCCGCCCCCATCCTCGGCGCTGGCCTCCCCGGTCTAATCCTAGCTGGCATTTCAGTGTTGGGCTGGTGGAGACGGCGCACCGTTATCCGATCCTGAGCCAGTTTGTGCCGTTGTAGCGCACTTGTAAGTGTTGCGTACCGCCGCCAATTATTTGATCTCCCCACGCTGTGGATGCGACACTTCCAATCTTCTGGCCGTCGGTGATATCGTAGACTAAACCTTCTTTCAGCATGATGTTTGTATTGCACCCAGCTTGCCCCGGGAGTTGATTGAACGTAAAGCCAAAATACGGGTTGTTGCAATTATTGAAACGGATGCCCGCAGCGGATGAGCCGGTCGAAGGCTGTACCCATGCGACCCCACCCAACATTGTTACGGTGCGGGCAGTAACCGTGCCTTGCGAGGCGCCGCTGATTGAGTATTTGCCGGGGCCGCCAGGACCAGCCGGTCGGCCCGTCACGGTGGTGGCACCAAGCGCGAACGAATTGCTAAGGTTATAAGTACCCGCACCTCCTGTTCCTGACCCAAATGACGTGATGTATGTATTTGGGGGAATACCAGAACCGGTCAAGAACATAAACTGGAAAAATGCCCCAGATGACATACCAACAACCGTCATCACGCCTGCGCTGAATGTTGTCGAGCCAAGCGTGACAGCATCAGGAGTAGTATCCGCGACAATCGTCGGAGTCCCGGTTATACCGGACGCCGCGGTCACAACCATGCCGAGTCCAATCACACCAGACACCATACCATTGACGGTCATTGTGTTCACGCTGATGGTCGTCGTGCTGTCCGTTACGGCATTTGGAGTTGAATTGGCAAAGCAGTTATCTACGTTAACACAGTTGGTGTTGCCAAGCGGATCGATATAAATCGAAGCCTTAGATGTCCCGAGACCCGATACAATGCCTTCAAACTTGCAGGCTGTGGCCCCGGAAATAAGGAGATGATATGGCGCGGTGTCCCCCTTAAGGCCACCGCCTCCGTTTGTTATTGCCTCTCCAACGACCCCGGTGAGGACACAATTACTAATTCTGCTTGCTTGTAGGTTGGAAATATAGATCGCGTTCTTGCATCCCTCCGTCTCAAGCACGTCAACAATAACAGCATTTGACACAGCGCCGCGCCGCGACATAACTGGCATAGGCCCAAGCGAGCCAAAACTAGCGCCTAGGCGATAGGTCCCTGCCGCACCCGTTCCGGTCAACGTTCCATCAGTGTTGTGATCATCAATAATTTGAACCCAGGAAAGAGGATCGCCCCACGTAATTCCCCCCATCAATCCGCTGCCCCCAACAACGTCACCTTTGATAAACGACGTTTGGCTGCTGCCTCCGGTTATCGCTGGGCTAATAGTCCCACCGACAGTCAGAATGTTTCCACTAACCGTACAAGCACTTGCCCAGCCTTGGTAGAGACCCATCACCAGCGCATGGCAGCAACTCTCGATACTGTTACCAACCAAGGCGCACCCATTAGACCCATTCGTAATAATTGCCACGTCCCATGCCGCGCCAGTTCTGAACCCGCTGACGTTCACACCTTGGATGATAAGGCCAACTGTTCCGGGTGTCGCCGGAGTGATTGGGCTTGCTTGGCAATTTATTACGCTAACATTGAATGTGTTCCAGACCGCATCAAGTCCGATCTGTCCATTAAAGGCAACATTTCTGAAAATGCTTCCCGTTGTACCGGTAAGCCAGCGAACTGCGCCCGTACCCAGAACGGTACTTCCGTTTGTAACGGTAAGATCGGAAATTTCCTGGATGCCTGAGTTCAGCCCATTTGGTGAGAAAAGGATAAATCCATCGTTGATGGTGCCAACGATAGACGTGGCACCCAGCCCAGCCCCACAAATGCGACTTTGCCCAGACCCCGCGCTGAAATCAATCGAACTGTTTACCTTATAAGCTCCGGGCGGAAAAAATAATGTTCCCCCATGAGCAGAGGTCCACAATGCAATCAGCGCATTCTGAATTGCTGTCGCATCATTAGTCGACCCATCGCCTAAAGCGCCGAAGTCCTTGACGTTGAGAACATCCGACGCGCGAGCCGCCGGCGTGCGCTTTGTGACCCCGTCCGAGACTGCCGCGGCATAAAGCGCATTCTCCAACACAATGTTCGTCATGACGTGATCACCTGATTGCCGATATCGTCGACGACAAAATTTCCGACATCGTCAATGACGGTCAATCCGGAAATGGAACCAGAGCCATACGCCCACAATCTAAAAAATATCACGCTCACGACTTATCCCCCGATAAAGTGACCGCCTGTGCCGCCACCGGCAGACGGCCCGCTCGAAATATTCCAGCCCGTCGTAGTGCCATATCCAACTGTATTGGTCGCGTTACGCGCGGTTCCGCCGCTGGATGCATTCCCTATGATAATTCCCCAATCAAGTGATAAGGTACCCGATCCTATGGCGAGAGAAGAATTAGAGCCGCCGCCCCCGATATCCGTATCAATAATAATCGGAGCGGCGCGAGTTCCGGCCCATGTAGGGGGGGCAGTTATCGTCAATGTTTGGTTAGCAGGTATTACTAAATCTACGCCAGGGACAAGCGCAAGCGATGCCAAAGTGGGAGGACCTGATAGGCGCCATCGTCCAGCAGCATTGATCTGAAAAGCATTCCAATTGCCGAGAATAGTTATGCTGGTCTCTGCGCTTCCAGTAAATCCAGCAAATACCACTGTAGACGAATTAGCATGAAACGTAAGGTTCGTAGTGGCCCCATAGACGGCAAGACAGCCAGTCTGGCTGGCTGCGGTTATTGTCCACGTGCCGAGCCCCATATTGACGGTATGAGTACCGGTGCCAAAATCAACCCATGCAGCAGAGAAAGGATTATGGAGGGTCATATTATAGTTGTCGGTGGCGTTACCAAACGTACCCGTGAACGTATCCGTGGTAAGGGATTGGATGTTCGGATTTGCCGTAATGGTAATGGTTCCACCACCAGAGGCGCCGTCAAATGTGACATCGTCGCTAGAACCGGGGACAGATGCTCCCCCAGCGCCGCCAGTTGTGGCCGACCAATGCGTGGTCGTGCTGGCGTCCCACGTTCCTGTCCCGCCAACCCAGAAGCGCGCGGCCATGTCACGTCACCACGACGTAAGTCAGCGCGCCGCCAACGGCGACCGCGCCCGACAGGTTGATATTCAGCGCCTCATTGGCGTTTGTGGTGAAATAGCCGATCGGGCTGAACGACCGCGCCACGCCGTCGCCTTGGGAGCTATTGTAGTAGAGCCCGGTCAAATCATTCGCTGCGCTCTGCCATTTGAAATTCACGGCAGCATTGACCTTCACGTCCCACTGGACGACACGGATTTTATTGCCGGAACCTTGAGCCGCAACGACCGCAGTAGCGCCAGACGCGCTCGCCACGACCGCCACGCTCACTGGCGTGACAAATGTTCCGGTAGGCCCCTTGGCGAGTTGCGTGGTATCCTGTGCAAACGATATGGTCGCCTGATTGTTCGCGATCGTTACCGGCACGGAGGCCGACATGGTTGTCTGGCCAAGCGTGCCGATCTGCGACGTGCTGATCTTGATCCCGGTCGCGTCGGTCAGATCCGCGCCACCCAGACTGTTGAGGCCGACGCGCTGGATCTGTTTGGTCTCGGCGTCCTCCGAGATCGAGTAGGTCGCGACGTTCGCGCCGGTACCTGGAGTGACCTTAACGTCTGCGGTTGTCATGGTTCTGTCCTCACGTCGGATAAGTCAGTGCCAGCAGCAAGCCCATCGGCTGCCCGGTGGTGCCGCCACCGCCGCCGCCCGTCGAGAACCCAACGAACGCCACCGTAGCCGCGCCCGCCATGGCAAACGTGCCCGGCGAGTTGGCGAGAAAACTCACCGTTGCCAAGCCCCTCGAGAACAGGATCGCCTGGCCGGGCGGCAGATTGATCCTGCTGCCGCCGTTGATCGACGGCGTCCATATGTCGATGCCGATCCCGATGATCGCCATGCATCATCAGCTTTCCACGATGGTTGAGCCGGCCTTGACGATCGGCGTCACGCCCGCCCCTACGACGATGTTGGGGGTGAGCGTCCCGCTGTAGAGAATTTTGGTCGCGCCCGAAACTGCCACTCCCACCGAGGCAAATGTTGCCGTCCCACCGGTGCCGCTTGCATAGGCGGCAAACGTGATATCCGCGGCCGGGCTTACGCTGGCGCCCGTTACGGTCCATCCAACAGCCGAGCGCGCCACCGTGATGCGAGCATACGGGCTGTAGGAAATCTCGTTGGTGGACTGCGTGCCGCCGACGCCGGGATCTGCCGTGTGCAGCGCCACAAACAGGTTTGTCAACGGCGAGGTGGCCGTGTTGTCCGCGATGTTCGCGATGCCCGTCCCCTGGAAGACAAGCTTGAGCCAATCTCCGTCGAAAACAGTGGACTTACCCATGGCATCACCTATTATCAAATGTGGTTGAGTTGAGAGAAGGGGGCGGCTGATGGCGATGCCACGAGATACTAGACCGATAAAGCCTCACCCGGCTGTCGATCTGACAAATGTCCAGACCATGCGCACTTATGGGCATGTGGGACCGCACGTAGCCGTTACATGTCCGGATTGCCAATCTGTCCGTTGGGTACCGTGCAGCGTGTTTCGACATCAAGTAGTTACGCCGAATTACACAGGTGCATGTAGACCATGCTGGACTGCACGGCCTAAACTGTTGAAGACCCGCACGCGACGAAATCCGACTGGGCGTCGTGTCGATGACAAGGGCTACATGAGACTTGGCAAAAATGCCATTTCTGATGCGGACTTGCCGATGTGGTCGAAAATGAAAGGTACCGCTGGTAGTATTCATGAGCATCGCTGGGTGATGGCGAAGCACCTCGGTCGCGCACTCACCAGTAGTGAAATGGTCGACCACATGAATGGGAACAAAACGGACAACCGGATTGAGAACTTGCGCCTCTACGTCCGCGGCAAGCAACAGCCCGGCTCTGCTCCCGGCCACGGCACCTACTACCACGAATGGCAGATGGCACTCCGGCGAGTTGCCGAGATTGAAGGCGCGATCAACGGCCATCTGAGTTTGCCTTTCTAGTCACCAGACAGCCACGATGTTTGTTGCGGTCGTGCCGGCGGACAACACGCGATCGACCTGCACCGGAAGCAGAAGCCCAGCCGGGCAAGCGAAAAACGTCACGTTGTTGCCGGCGATCATTCGCACCGCCAAGTCGCCCTGACCTCCAACATAGAGCGCCCGCGTCGGCGCGATGTTGGTTGTGTCGTTTTTGGTGATCGCCGCGGCATTGCCCGCCGCAAACGTTGCCGTGTTTTCCCCTGCCATGGTGAGCTCCGTTATTTTGAATTCGTAACGGTCGAGCCGGCCGCCGTGATTTGCGGCAGGGCGCGGCCATCGTGATAGGTGATGGTGCCGTTGCCGTAGCTGATGAGGCCCGGACAGACTTGCGCCGTTCCACTGACCAACGTGAATTTCTCATGGTTGGGGCCCTGGGCCGGCCAAACGATCGTTGTCGGGTCGCTACCCTTTTGCGTGTAGGTGACTTTGGCGGCCATGGTCATCTCCCGGGTTGGAACGGCAGCGGGTATTGCTGCGGCTGTTGTGGCTGCGGCTGTGGCGCCTGCGACTGCCCCGGCGGCGCGCCCTCGTTCGGCGACATCAACCCATGCAGCGTCGCGATGTTCTCCCGCATCGTCTCGTGCACGTTTGAGTGCGCCTCGGTCGCGCTCTTGGTCGCATCGGCGCCGGCCTTCTGCGCCTGGGCAACCTTCTGCAGCGTCGACGCCTTGCGCTCGTCAACATGCGCCAGCGTGCCCTGGATCCGCGCCTGCTCGTGCGCCACTTGAAGCTGCGCCAGTTGCTGCTGGATCTGCGCCATCTGTGCCGCCTGCGGGTTGTTCTGCGCTGCTTGCAGCTTCTGCATGATCGACGCTTTCACGCTCGACTGCAGCGGCGCGAGCTCGACGAACACATCCGGCGGGATTTGCATGCCGGCCTGCGCCATGCCCAACAGAATGTCGAAGCTGTCCGCCATCATGTTCACGACGTCCGGCCCCTCGTCGAGGATGATGTCCACGTCGATCTGCCCGACCGCGTTGACCACCACCGGAATGCCGCGCTGGTCAACGTCCACGCCGTTGATCTGAATGAATTGCGCGAGCCCCTGATCGTCGTTCACCCTGATCCACCGTTCCGCCGTCCAGAACCGCGTGATCGCAAACCAGATCGCGCGATAAACCCGCAGCTTGAAATTGCGATAGCTGATCACAAACGGCCCGAGCTCGGCCGTGGCGCCCTGCTGCAGCAGGTTGATCGCGCGGCCCGACAGGTTCTTCGGCATTTCGCCCTGTCCCACGCTCGGCGTGACGTTGGCGATCCGCTCGATCTCCTGCTTGGCCTCCTGCAGGAAGCTCAACTGTGCCGCCAGATCTGCCTGCGTGTCGTCGGGCTTGGCCTGCTTGTTCGGGTTGACCTCGAGCACGCCGTCCGGCCGCGCCCATTCGCGCCGCGCCGTCTCGACATCGTTGACCGCGCCGCGCTCCAGGATCAGCCTCCGGCTATTGCTGATGTGCAGCGCCTTCGATCGCCGCTGGTTGATCTCGTCCTGCGCGCCCTGCATGTCCCGCACGAAACCGTGACGGTCGGCGTCATGATCGACCGACGCCGAGAACATGATGAACCGCGAGATGGTGTGGCCGTCCTGGTTGACGAATGGCGAAATATCTCCGTCAATCCAGATCTCTCCGACGTAGAAGCACCAATACCACTTGCCGTCCTCGATATACCAATGTTCCACTAACCTCAACCGCCGCTCGGTAACCAATATCCACTTGTATTCATTGTCCGCATTCGTCGTCATGTCCGAGCCGGTGTTGATGATCCCCGAGATCAGCTCCTCCTGATCGGGAAACATCTCGATCGCCTCGTTCTCGTCGATCCACTTTCCCAGCCCCATGAAGCGGCAGTCGGAAAAGTCGTCAGAGCGCGACCGCGGGTCGTAGAAAAAGTCCTCGTTGTAGATCACCTCCAGCGAAACGTCCGGATCCTGGTGGTCGCCCTTCTTGAGCTCGAGCGCGACGCCGCCCAGGCCCTCGATCGCGGCCTTGCGGCACACCTCGCTGGACATCATCTGCCAGGCCACACCGTCGAGCACCGCACGGATTGACTGGGTGGCGACCGAGGCGCCGGACTCGTTGCGGGGATTGCGCGGGTAGGCTTTCGGGTCCTGGCGTAACCTTTCCACCAACCCCACGATACCGTTGATCTTCGGCGCTACGCGGTTGTACGTAATGATCGGCTGCCGCCGGTCTCTTAGCGCCTTCACCGCCTCGGCCGACCACTGTGCGCCATGGTAATACCGGCGCGCGATCTTCTGCTCTTCGATCTCGGGCTGTTTGGTACCTAGGTAGTCGAGATACTGCCGCCGCAGCTTGGAAACGTCCGCCTGCTGGCCCGGCTGCCGCCGGTCGGACGGCACCATCCGGCGCGTGACGCTGTCGCCGCCGCCGAGCGTCGACGACGTGCTGCTGTCGTTGTCATAGAAGCCGTAGGCGGTCGGCGCCGTCTGTGCCATGGCCGCACGCTAGCCCGTTTCAAGGCGCCCCACGGCAGTTGTGCACGGGTTTTTCATCCCTCCCGCGCCCCGTACACGGCGGCCAGCCGCTTCTCGGCCCACTCGTTGAGGTGCATGGCGAGCTCGATCTTGGTCGCTGGCGGCTTGTAGTCCTGCAGCGTCACCACCGCGTCGGCCATTTCCATCGCGATCCGCAGCGGCAGCGCCGCCATGATCAGCGCAAGGTCGGTCAGTGCGTCGCGCGACTGCACGGTGGCGAGCGTCGCGGTGCTCTGCTCGGTCGCCCGCCGGTGCTGGGCGATCGTGTCCTCGATCTCGTCGAGGTCACGATACTTGGCGACGACCTCACGATCGCGGTCAATCAGGCGCTTCGGCGCGAACTCGCTAACCGCGTCTGTCATCCCTGTTTCTCCTCGTTGGTGTCGATCACGCGGAATTTTGTGCGCAGCCGCTCGGCCACCAATGCCCGCCGTTGCCGCGCGATCTGCTCGGCCGTCTCCGCAATGTACGGCCCAAAATGGGTCAGGATATATTCGCGCTGGACCTCTTCCCTGAAGCGACGCAGGCCCTTGTCCTGTGCGAGGATCATTTGCGCTTCAATCATGGCCTTGATGTCGTCGTCCATCACAGCACCTCAGCCTTGTCTGGCGGCGGAACCGATTTCCAGACCCCCGATTTCCAGACCCAATATCCTATCTTTCGCCACTCCCACTCGTATTGACCGTCACAGTGTTGAACGTCACTTATTGCGCGCGTCCGCGGGTGGTCGTGCGTCATTCGCTTGCCGTCAAACGGACCCCCACAACACTCCCCAGTATGATCATTCCATGGCTCCCCCCTCCGCTTCCCGACCTTTCGCAACATCTTCGCAGTTTCCCGATCCATCACAGCACCTGTATGCTGACCGAGCTCGACCGGTCGCTTTCCTCGTCCTCGTCGCGGTAGCCGTCGCGCGGCGCCTCGGGCACCGGATGAACGGGCAGCCACGGCCGCGACGAGCAGCCATAACGCCACGCATCCGCGCAGTGATCATCTGAGTTGGTGTCGAGATCCTCTACCACCTGCGAGTCATGCTGCAGCACCGGGATGGTCCGGATCGACGCCACGCACGTCGAGAACACGTACAGCATCGGCTTGCCCACGGGCTTTCCCTTGCCGTCCAGCTTGCCCACCATGCGCGATCGCATCTGGTCCCAACCCGACATCGGCCCGCGCTTGTCGTGCGTGCGCGGCACCCGCGTATTGTCAGCCTCGTGAAACGGCACCAGGTTGGCGTTGATGAGCTCCATGTTGATCACCTCGGCGATCGGCGGGCCGCCGTCCTGCTTGAACGTTGAGGGATCGAGCACGCCGTACGACAGCTTCGGGTCGCTCTTTTCACGTGAAACAATGCCCTTGCCGACCTGGTCCGCCATCAGCTTCAAGCCCCTCGAGCCGTCCTGCGCCGGATCCTGCGAGCCGTACCACTCGCGGTAACAGACCAGCGCGCCGCGCGGCAGCACCTGCTTGGTCTTCGGGTGCTGCCAGTCGTCCTGCACCACGGCCCACCAGACGATCGCAAACGGGCTCGCCGAGCCCCAGTCGGCCGATCGGAACCGCAGCCAGTCGTCGGGCAGCTCGGCCGGCGGAATGACCATCCTGACGCTCCAGCAGTCAAAAAAGGCGCCCTCGACGATGTCCCAGTCGCCCATCAGCCACGCCTTGACGAGTGCCTCGGACCCCAGCCCGCGCAGCCGCGCCGCATAGCCGGGATCGGCCTGCGTCAGGATGAGGTTGTCAGTCAGCCGCGCCGGCACGAACATGCGCGACATGCCGGTGGTCGGGTCGTCGATCACCTCGTAGCCGCCAGGCGCCGGGTTGACGAAATACGACTTCACCCAATGATGGCCAGGCCCACCCGGATTGGCCGCGGCGCGAATGCGCTTGGTCGCGACCTCGCCCTTTGCCGAGCGCAAGCGGCCGCGCAGATAGCGGTATGCGCGGTCAGTCGCCCACTGCGTGAGCTCGTCCCATCCGATCCATGTGTATGCGTGCCCGATATAGCGCTGCCGATCGCGTTCCTGCTCGAGATACCTGAACCGCAAGTGCGCGCCGTTTCGCCAAGTGTATGTTTTCTTCTGCTCGTTCCACTCGGCGCCGGTCTGCGGGTAAAGATCGTGCGCGCGGCCTATCAGCTCCTCGAGCTCTGGATACGTTCGCCGGAACAGCACGCCCTGCCACGCCTCGCCATAGGTCGGCACGTCGCGCAGGAAGTCACCGAGCAGGTAGTCCGACTTGCCGCCGCCGGCCGCCCCGCCGTAGAACAGCTCGTTGCACCACGTTGCGTACATCGCCTCGCTTTGCGGGCCGGGCTGCGGCGCCCATACGCCGCGAGTTGCGCGCTCAATGCCGCTCATCGCCGTCGACCTTTACTGACGATGCTCTGCAATGCATAAGCCGAAAGATCCTCAAGGCGATAGCGAACATTGGCAACAAGCTTCACGTAAGGCGGCCCAATTTTCTTAAATCTCCAAGTTTTCAAGCACGCTGCTGATACGCTTAAAAACTGGGCCGCCTCGTCGGACGTTAATAGCCGATAGGGTTCAATTAGAGACTTTGTCGCCCCGTTCTTCTTCCCGTTCTTCTGTTTGCTCATACCGAAGCACCCCAGCGTTTCCGTGGCACGATATAGTCGGTCGAGAGCCATTCACGTTGGCGGTTCGCGCGCCATTGCTGGAGAAAGGCGCGCTGCTTGTTGACATTCTTAAATTGCGGTTGCGTGTTGGCTACTATCACGTAGCCGAATTCATGCACGAGCGCGCGACGATCGGCCGGCATGCGATCGATGTCCGCCATGATCTTAACCGAATTCGGGTCTGGATTGCTCACTCAAAGCACCCCAGCGTCGCCACACCGTCGACGTAGCGCATGTCCCAGTGCTTGCCCTTGCCGCAGGCGAACGACGGATCGGGCGCCGGCGTCCAGAGCATCACCACGATCAGCAGCGCGACCGCCACGACAACCACAACGCCCACGTTGCCAGCCAGATGGTTCAGAAAGCCGCGCCAGTTGATCGCAATCACGAGTGCGCCTTTCCGTTGCCGTTCATGGCTGGACGCCGCGCCTGATGATCGGAAGACGCTTGAGGGCCTGCTGTTCGATCTGCCTAACTGTGCTTCCCGAAATTCCAAGTATCTTCCCTACCTCTGTCAATTCCATCGGTGAACCAGTAAGTCCAAGCCGCATTCGCATAACCTGCTGTTGCCGCGAAGAAAGCAGCGACAGATAACACTCGCTCGTATCGAGATTGACCAATTTCTCGTTCCAATGTACCCACGTCATGAGTGCCCGTTCCCCTTCGCGTGCCCGTTGGCTTTCGGCGCGAGCTCGAGCCGCCGCCGCGCTTCCCATTCCTGTCGCGTCTCGGCCGGCGGGTGGTCGACGAACTGCACGCCGACGTTGACGTTGACGTTCGGCGCATCGCTGGCGATGAACATGCCAACGTGCTTACCGAGCAGCTCGAGGCACTTGGCTGCAATGTTGGGGTCGTATTTGCGCTTGCCGGGCCGCTCGACGTTTGCGATAAGCCGCTCGAGCACCCATTCCTTTGTGATGCCGAGCTTTTCCGCTGCGTCCTCGTTTGCTTTAGCCTCGATCTGAGCAGCGGCGGCCTGCAATTCCGCGCAACGTTGTACGATGTATTTTCGATGTTGCATTCTTGATGCAGCATGGCGATCATCTCGTTTATAAACAAGTAGATAGCAGGCAGTCGCATTTCCTGCGTGCTCGGCGTGATGCACGTAGGCTCGACAGAACGCCTCCCACTTTGGGTTAGCGAGTACCGGCATTATTTTGCGGCGCCCTTCATGCGGTCGGCTTGCCGCTGGGAGATGGCGGCGGATTTTACCATGTGGGCGGCACGCTTGGCGACCTCGTGTTGATCTTTGGCGTGCTTGCCGATGTCGCGCATGAGATCCTTGTCGCCGTGGACCTCCTCGGCGCGCTGGAGGGTGCGCAGGCCGTCCTGGGCGCGGTAGCGGCGCTCGTCGGCGTCGCCGTCCTTGCCGCCGGCGGCGCGCTGCACCGAATAGCCGATCGCGACGGCTTGCTTCGGGTCTTTGCCCGCGGAAATTTCGCGCTTGATGTTCGTCTCGCGCGCCTTCTTCGACTTGCTCTTGATCAGCGGCATGGTCGTACCCTTTCTCAGCTCCAGCCTCTCGCCCTGATATTCGCGGTGAGGCTCGGTGACACCTCACGCCACGCTTCCTTGCTTGCTGGCTTACTTCCTTCCTCGGCGGCCTCTTTCTTACTTCTTTGTGCTTGTGTGCCCGTTTGCTTAGCAATTGCTTGCTCGACAAATCTGTCGACGTTGGTTTTACCCCTGCTGACGCGGCCACCTAACTGTCCTGCTATCTTCCGCTTGAGGCTTACATTTTTGGCTTTTTTCAACTCGGCATCAATGCGCTTATGG